TTTCTCCTATTATAGTATAAAGAATATAGCATAAATGGGTGGTGGTCTTCTTCAGTTGGTCGCCTATGGTGCTCAAGATGTTTATTTAACTGGTAATCCTCAAATTACCTTTTTCAAAGTAAGTTTATCGTAGACACACTAATTTCGCTATGGAAGCTATTCAACAAACATTTAATGGTTTAACCGCATATGGAAATACCGTTACTTGCCAGATCTCACGTAATGGTGATTTAATACATCGCATGTATTTACAAGTTGATGTTGAACCTACAACATATCCTACTAATAAATATGTTAATTATTTAGGTCTTCGTTTAATAAATAACATCATTATTGAAATTGGAGGTCAACAGATTGATAAACATTATTCTGATTGGTTATATATCTGGAATGAATTATCTCTTCCTTTAGGAAAACAATATGGTTATGATAATATGGTTGGTGCTGATTGTGATCTTACTTCTTCTAAAAAATCAACTCTATATATTCCATTAGAATTCTGGTTCTGTCGCAATATTGGTCTTGCTCTTCCTTTAATTGCTCTTCAATATCATGAAGTCAAAGTTAAACTTCAATTTGAAACTCTTGCTAATTGTCTCTCAGTGGGAACTACGGCACCTGCTTTAGGTGCTACAAATTTATGGGTTGATTATATCTTCCTTGATACTGATGAAAGAAGACGTTTTGCTCAAGTTAAACATGAATATTTAATTGAACAATTACAATTTAGTGGTGATGAATCTCTAAGCTCAAAGAGTACTACTCGTGTAAAATTAAATTTCAATCATCCATGCAAAGAACTTATATGGGTAGCCAAAAAAGCCGAAGTCGAATATTGGTATAATTATACCAATAGTAATACTTGGAATATGCCAGATCCTAAATTAACTCTTGATGATAAAGGTTTATTATCAAGCTCTAATTTTGGTAATTTTGGAACTTTAAGTGCTACTAATCATGCTGCAGGAGTAATACCCTCTTTATCAGCTACTAATCCTTTCAATTCTTGCTTATTACAACTTAATGGCAATGATCGTTTCGCATCAAGAGCTGGAAATTACTTCTCATTAGTTCAACCATATCAACATCATAGTTCTATTTCTCTTAATAAAGGTATCAACGTATATAGTTTTGCATTAAAACCCGAAGATCATCAACCATCTGGATCTCTCAATATGAGTCGTATTGATACTGCCGTTCTTTCTCTTGAAGTTAAAAATAAATATTATAGTTATGAAGGATCAGCATATGTAGAAAAAGATTATACCGGTGTTAAGATTTTTGCTGTAAACTACAATGTTCTTAGAATCCTCTCTGGTATGGGTGGTCTTGCTTATTCCAATTAAATTTACAAATATTTTTCTTATTTTTATAATTTTTAATTTATTACAAATTTTGATTTTAAATTCTCATTTTTATAATACCAAATAATCTACAGTTTATATGTAAAATATATTAAATATTTTTTTCTCCTATTATAGTATAAAGAATATAGCATAAATGGGTGGTGGTCTTCTTCAGTTAGTCGCTTATGGTGCTCAAGATGTTTATTTAACTGGTAATCCTCAAATTACCTTTTTCAAAGTAGTTTATCGTAGACACACTAATTTCGCTTTAGAATCAATCCAACAAACTTTTAATGGAAATCCTGGATATGGACAACGTGTTACTTGCCAGATCTCGCGTAATGGTGATTTAATCAATCGTGTATATTTAGTTTTAGATATGAGCAACAATACTGATGTATTATGCCCTTTCTTCGGTCTTCGTTTAATCAACTATGTTGAAATTGAAATAGGTGGTCAAAAAATAGATAAACATTATTCTCATTGGATGTATATATGGAACGAACTTTCTCTTCCTTTATCTAAACGTGATGGATATAACGAAATGGTTGGTGCTTATGGTGGTGCTATTAACTCTACATTATATGTTCCTTTAGAATTCTGGTTTTGTAGAAATGTTGGTCTCGCTCTTCCCTTAATTGCCCTTCAATATCACGAAGTTAAAATAAACATTGATTTTGAGACTGCTGCTAACTGCAAAGGTTCTGAAGTTGCTCTTACTATGTTAACATTAAATGCATCATTATGGGTTGATTATGTCTTCCTTGATACTGATGAAAGAAGACGTTTCGCTCAAGTTACTCACGAATATCTTATAGAACAACTTCAGTTTACTGGTCAAGAAGCTGTATCTTCTGCTTCCATAAAACCAAAACTTTCTTTCAATCATCCTTGTAAAGAATTAGTATGGATGTCATCTACTAAATCTAGTTTAACCGCAAGTGTTGTTAATAATAATTGGTTTAACTATACTACTACTGATACAAGTGTAGTATTACCAGCTACATATGAATCATTATCTACTGCTCTTAAAAATTCATCAATAACCTCTAAAAATCCTATTAAAACTGCTAAATTAGTTCTTAATGGAAATGACAGATTTTCTGAGAGAAATGGTTCTTATTTCAATTTAGTTCAACCTTATCAACACCACGAGAATATCCCTACAAATTCTGGAATTAATGTATATAGTTTCTCATTAAAACCCGAAGATCATCAACCATCTGGATCTCTCAATATGAGTCGTATCGATACATCAGTTCTTAATATAACAATGAACACTATTTCTAATGATCAAACTTGGGCAAAAACAAATTTATATGTTTATGCTGTTAACTATAATGTTCTTCGTATACTTTCTGGAATGGGTGGGCTTGCCTATTCCAATTAAGCATAAGAAAGCTTATTTTTTTAATAAAAATATCAAACATTTTTTTTCTCCTATTATAGTATAAAGAATATAGCATAAATGGGTGGTGGTCTTCTTCAGTTGGTCGCCTATGGTGCTCAAGATGTTTATTTAACTGGTAATCC